ACTTGATGTCATCTTTTTGACTTTTGTCTATTTTGCTCTTGCTGTGGATGCTCTTATGTGAACACGTCCTAGTACGAAAACTCCAGCATCTCAAAGAGTTGTTTATTTTGGAGATACTCTATATCAGGCGTTAAAAACAGAAAAGATTGCTCAAATGGAACATGAATTGAAATATAGTGAGTTTTATACTATCCATGTTTTAAAGAAAGAAATTGATGAAAAAGGTAACGATATGTTCCGAATCATTCCACTTCAAAAATGTGTAAATTCTTCTTTACCCCGCGTTAATTTGATCTGTATAGCTGAAAATGGGGAATATACCTCAACAGATTCTTTCAAATATTGCTCCAGGATTATACATAAGGAATTATTATTGGCTTTTGATTATCATTCTTTGCGGCATACTCATGCTACACTATTGATAGAATCTGGAGCTGATATAAAAGATGTGCAGGAACGATTAGGCCATACCAATATTCAAACCACTTTGCAAACCTATGTCCATGATACCGATACCATGAAAGCCCGTTCCGTTGAACTTTTTGAACAGGCTGTAAACCAAAAAACTTCATAAAATGCTATAAAGAGGGCTGAACGGTTATAAGTTCAACCCTCTTTGAATATAAAAAAGCTATTTTTAAAATTAGGGTGGCAAATGGGTGGCAAATCCCCAATTTTCCGGCCTATAAAACCGGAAAAATCCCCATTAAACGCGGGTTAATAGGCATACTGTTTCAATAGTTATTTCATTTTCCAAGGGGAATTCTGTCACTTCCTCACCGTTGAGAGGGACAGGGAAGTTGAATACAATGTTCCTGATCCAGCAGCCATCTTTCCGCTTTTCTGGGAACAGCTCTATCCGCTCAATGAACGCCCGCATGAACTCCTTACGCTCCACTTCGGTGGCGGCGGCATAGACCTGATCGAAAGCCAGTAGTAGCCGGTAGATGTTGTCGCCGGAAATTTTCTCTTGACGGATGCTCCGAATTTGGGCCTGCAATTCATTGATCTGGATTTCAATTTCTTCAATTTTGCCGTACTGCTCATCATAGCGGCGTTGCAAGTCCAAAATTTTTCGTTCGTAATATGGGTCGGACACGTCCAGGCTGTCCATCTGCCGCTCCAGCCTGGACTTTGTACCAAGGGTCTGGCGAAGCTGCCCTTGCAAAGTCTCCAGTTGCTTTTCCATATCCACCGTATCCACAGCGGAGCCGATTTTTTCTTGAATGGCCTCAGAGAATCGGGGGTTATTCACCATGGCGGAGATGATGGCCGCAATCATGTCGTTGATTTCCGACTGCTCGATATTCACCCGGAAGGTGCAACTGTGTCCTGTGGGTGTGACCGTGTTTTTGCAGTAGTAATAATACCGGGTCTTTTTGTCCTTGCTGTGCGCTTTAGAGATGTTGCCGTACAAACTCTTACCGCAGCAGGGACATTTCAGAATACCGGACAAAATGTGCGCGTGTTTCGGGTCATTGACTTTTTCACGCCTGTATGCGTTTTTCTTTCGCTTCTCATGGGCTAGATTCCAATCTTCTTCGGAAATAATAGCCTCATGCTGACCCTCATAGACAGGAAACTCGGACTGCTCTACAACGTGCATTTCATTCCGAGTTCCCAGCTTCTTCTCCGTTCGTCGCCGACCATAGGCGATTTTTCCCATATAAACGGGGTTGTCCAGAACAGCTTTCACAAAAGAGGCGGAGAAACCGGGGATCGTACCATTCTGCCGGAGCTTCTTTGTATATCCTCGACTGTTGAGGTACTTTGCAACACCACTCACTCCATCATTGGTGTGGATATAACGGCCAAAGATGGCACGAATGACCTCTACCTCGTCTTCGGCAATAAGCATTTCCCCATTTTCCAGTCGGTAGCCATAGGGGGCAAAGCCGCCGTTCCACTTTCCCTCACGGGCTTTCTGCTCCCGCCCGGCCATCGTCTGTGTCCGAATATTCTCCCGCTCGATTTCCGCAACAGCGGAGAGAACGGAGATCATCAGCTTGCCGGAGTCCTTGGAACTGTCAATACCGTCCTCCACACAGATTAGGTTGACGCCAAAATCCTGCATCAGCTGCAAAGAATTCAGCACATCAGCGGCGTTCCGTCCAAACCGGGACAGCTTGAACACCAGCACATATTCCACACCGTCCTTGTTGTCCTGAATATCATTCAGCATCCGTTGAAATTCTAAACGGCCCTGGATATTCTTGCCCGAAAAGCCCTCGTCAGAATATTCGCCCACAACGGTCATATCCTCGTATTCGGCGTATTTCCGCAGTTTGCCCCGCTGGGCGTCCAGGCTGTAGCCGTCCACTTGGATAGAGGTAGATACTCGTGTATAGATGTAGCATTTTGTCTGTCCCTTTTTCATAGCGGCCTCCTTTCTCTGTATTTTCATATTTAGCAAGAAAACACATGTTATACATTTATTATAGCATATTGTCATCAAATGTACAACGTGTGTTTTGAAATTATTTCTGGCTACTATGATACCCTTATGCGGCATGATCTGCATCATTCGGACCGTTCTCCTGCTGGCCTTCTATCTTTTCCAGCAGTTGAGGACCGTACTTCTGCATGAGTTGCACCATCACATCCATACAGCGTTCAAATGCCGCATTGTACTTCGGTTCATCATAGTATTTCTTCAATAGACGGCTCCTTTCTGAAAAGCTGTGAATAGGTGTCCAAAATTTCCGGCGGGATATTCTCCATGGTCCGGCGCAGGTCCTCCAGCTCTTGAAGCTGCTGAGATACCTCCAGGCGGCGCTTGATGCTTTCTTTGCTGGAATCCACCTGCTTCTTCAATCCGGCATTCTCGGCTTTGAGCGATTTGTAGGCAGCATCATACTTCCGCATCCGTGTCTGCATCCGCTCCACACCGGGGATGTACTGCTCCAGCAGAGTCTCGATCTCCGCGCTTTTCTTCTTGGCGTTGAGGGGATTGACCTCACCCAGCAGCTGCAACAGCATATGTGTTGCTCTGAAACAGACGCTTACCAGAGAAATCGTCAAACTGATTGAAGCGGGATATACGGACTTTCTCTCCGGCATGGCAGAGGGGGCGGATACCTGGGCAGCTATGGTGGTTCTTGCCTTGAAAAAAGAAAATCCCGCGCTGAAACTCCACTGTGTCCTGCCCTGTGAGGGACAGGCGGACGGGTGGTCGGCTTCGGCGCGGGAACTCTATCATTCCATTTTGGAGCAAGCGGACGAGGTGGTCTATGTGAACCGGGAGTACAGCAAGGGCTGTATGTTGGAGCGCAACCGCTATCTGGTCGATCACGCCGCTTGCCTGCTAGCCGTCTACAACGGTGAGTGGCGGGGCGGGACAGCGATGACGGTGAGGTATGCTCGAAAGTTGAATAGAACTGTCCATATCATCGACCCGGTATCTTGTGCTGTTATGTGATATGCCCCGTTGCATAATGTACTATTTTGTGGTAATATAGCAAACAAGAAGAAATTGAATGGCAAAGAGGTGGTGTTATGGTGAACAATACGCTTATGATGTTGGATTTATTTGCTGGCGCAGGTGGGCTTTCAGAGGGACTATCTGAAGCTGGCTTCCACAGCCTCTTTGCATCCGAAATTGTGCCTGTTTATGCAAACACCTATAAACTGAATCACCCAGGGGCTAAAGTCTTTACTGCAGATATTTGCTCGCTTCATGCTGGCGAGGTTCTATCGGATTTAGGTTTAGAGCGCGGACAGTTGGACCTGTTAGCTGGTGGTCCGCCTTGCCAGGGATTTTCCATCAATGCTCCTGTTCGTAGCGTACTAGATCAGCGAAATCATTTGTTCAAGGAGTATCTGCGTTTTGTTGACACTTTTGCCCCAAGAGCAGTATTGATAGAAAATGTTCCTGGGTTGGTATCTTTTGAACATGGAGCCACTTTACACGCAATCCTGGATGCTCTTGCTCAGTTAGGATACGGTGCTGATGTCAGGATTTTGGGGGCAGCGTATTACGGTGTTCCCCAAATGCGGTGGCGCACAATCATTCTTGGGTTGAGAGGAAAGATTCTTCCGTCCGTTGCATTTCCCGAACCAATTTACCACGCACCAATCAGACCAAATTTCACAACGACATTTGACGGGCAAATGCTTGTCAAACTTCCTGCACCGGAGGTTTCAGCTGCATTTACCACAGTGAAAGAGGCTATTGGTGATTTGCCTCCCCTTATGTGCGGGGAACGAGGAGAAGAAGTAAAGGAATATATTTCCGAACCATTCTGTGACTACCAGCGTCGGTTAAGAGTCGGCAGTCCAGGGGTATACAATCATGAAGCTCCCCGTCTGTCCAAAATAAATCTGGAACGATTGAAGCACATCAGGCCGGGAGGAAATTGGACTGATATTCCAGATGATTTGTTGCCGAAAGGCATGAAGCGGGCCAACAGGGGCGATCATACTAAACGATACGGCAGAGTGACTGCCGATGGACTTGCATCAACAATACTTACCAAGTGTGATCCTCATTGGGGCGCATACTTCCATTATGAGCAGGAACGCTCTTTTACCGTAAGAGAGGCTGCTAGAATCCAATCTTTCCCCGACCATTATATCTTTACAGGGACGATAGCTGAACAGTTTGCTCAGGTTGGAAACGCTGTACCGCCGCTTCTTGCCGAAGCGGTTGGCCTGACACTCAAATCCATATTGATGGAGGATCAGTAACATATGGCTGGATATATTGCAGAATTTTTTGGCTATCGATCTGAGGACACTTCAAACGAAGCTCTCATAGTAGTTGCTCAAAAACGGTGCCCCTTTCTTGGTACGCAATGTACGAAGATACTTTCTCGTGACCGAGTTGTTTCAGGCGTGTGTGCTATCAGACAAAAGACTGACGGTTCACCCAATGTAATATGTTGCCCAATACGCATCTATGCCGAAGATTACAAAATGCTCCGCACGATTGCCAACAATGCCTTTGGCATGAATCTGAATTTATATGCCGGTCGTGCAGCGGTCGATAAGTCCAAAAGCGAGGGCGGGGCAATCGCTGTCTTTGGACATGGATGGGGAGGAGAACTCCGACTGCCGCAGCGGGAGGGGACAGGCTCCTACTTTGTTGATTGGGTACTTGCTCGTCTTGATGCAAATGGTGAACTGGTCGAGTTTACGGCGATTGAGGTCCAGACCATTGATACGACAGGAAATTACCGTGATGCCCGCCAAGCACTTGAGGATAGTAGAGAAATTGTCCCCTGCACAGTAGGATTGAATTGGGAGAATGTTTCAAAGCGAATTATTCCTCAGTTAATTTATAAGGGACAAGTTTTACAGCGTGAGGACTTATGCCGGACGGGTCTTTACTTTGTATGTCCGCAGCCGGTATTTGAGCGAGTGCTAAACCGGCTGGGCGGTCGTGAAAAATTGCCGCATTTTCCTACTCAGCCAGCCTCGATTCATTTTGTGTCCTATGACTATGCGAACGATGTTCCGCTGACTGATGGGCAGATTAGACCGTTATGCATTAAAGAAGAACACTGCACAACAGTTTACAAAGTGCAGGAGGCATTTTCTTCATTGAATTTGCCGGAGGGAAATGTTTATCGTGATGCACTTAGGCGGTCGCTATATGGGGAAAATTGAAGACTGATTGCGACCTTGTCAGAATCGTTTCAGAGAATTGTAAAATGTGGCGTGGGGTATGTAAGGAGTGATTTTCTTTGAAAGTAGAAGAACGAAAGACTGCCATGAGCCACGATGAAATGCAGGATTATTGGCAAACATTGTGTTCATTTTCAGGCGAAGATATATCGCATGAGATCAGTCAATTGATGGAAAAAATTCATTATCCAAGATTTTTATATAAGTATCGTGCTGTAAATAATAATAATCTTGATGCTTTACGCTCAAATAAACTGTTTTTTTCTAAAGCCAGCAGCTATGATGACCCATTTGACACTTTTTTACATATCGATGTGGAGAAGATCCGTCAAGAATTTGTCAGCAACTATAGCTCCCCTGAGACATTAGCAGCGTTGGCAAACGGCATGAAAGAAACCTTTCAGAATCAACCTAGCATCCCACAAGAGTTTATTCAGCAAGTTACCAATGTCGAGGGCTTAAAACAGTTATTTGCAAGTGGAATAACAAACCAATTTTTATCTTATCTTCTAACGTTGCGTTCAAAAATACAGGACGAGATTTTGTCCATCTGTTTTTCCGAAAATGGGTTTAATGAAACTCTTTGGCTAAAATATGCTGATATGCACAGAGGGTTTTGCCTTATGTACGATCTAAGTGATGAGGAGAGTTCCCATTGTGGCAAAATGGATAAGTGCGTAAATTGTGGCGTCTATAAATATGGAACGCGAGTTTATCCAGTATATTATTCTGACACTCCACATAATGCAACCAATTTTGCAAAATTTGTTATGGGACAAGATCTGGTGCAAAAGTTAGGCGCCCCGTTGCCAGAATTTCTACAAAGAGAATTAAAACCTCTTCCTTGGGAAATCGAACGCAACAGTTTGATTAAAAAGGAATGCCACAAATATGACGAAGAATGGCGGATGATCGCTAATTGCAAAATGAATCTTCCCGCCATGATAGAGTGCGTTCCAGCTGGAGTTATTATCGGCTTGAGAACATCCCAAGTAGATAAAAGCCTGATCATTTCCATGGCCAAAGAAGCTGGAATTAAAAATATCTATCAATCCTACATTGATGAAACGAACAAGTTAAATGCGTATCCGCTCACAAACATATAGGAGTTTGGATAACACAAAACACGGATGATCACCAAACGGCGAACCATCCGTGTTTTTGTTATCAGATCATCCGAAAATGCTCCAGCGCTACCCTGATCGCCTTTTCTTTCTCCAGCGGGCAAGCAGGAACCTTGGCGTTTTCAGACTTCGGCAGATTGTAATTCTCCCCAACTTCCAGTCCACACTTCTGCTTGACCTGGGAGATATACAGGCTGGACACCTTCAGCCCGAACTTCTCCAGCACATAGGCTTTGATCTGCCCGTAAGTCGCGCCCTTCTGGAAGCCTGACATATCCATATCCTCCAAAGAGAACTCCACCCTAATCTTCTGCGAGTTGATTTCTCCCTTGGAAAGAAGAACAACCGTCTCAACTTGCTTATCATTGTCCAAACTCAAATTCATATCCTGTTCAATGATCGGCAACTTGAATTTGATGGATTTCAGCCATTGTCCGTTGGGCTGGCGCTCCTCATAAATTTGGATTTCTAAAATCAAGGCCTCGATCAGTTGCCGCCGCTCTACCTCGTTCATCAACGCATACAGCTTTTCAAAATAAATCAGGACCTTGTAGATATTGTCCCCGGTCAGCTTTTCCGCTTCAATGGCTTGCTTCTTGGCCCTGGCTGTGATAAGCTGTGACTCGATTTCTTCTATCCTATCGTACATCTTATAAAGCCGGTCATCAAGGTCGGCTTTGCGTTTGATGTAATGACGGTCATCCGGGTCAAGGGAGTCGATCTCCTCCATCAGTTTGGATTTGATGGAATAGCTCTGGCGCAACTGCTTTTCATAATTGGCGATCTCCTGGTCGATAGCTGCGGTATCCACCTTCATGTTGATTTTTTCCTGCATCATAGCCGCAAATTTCGGATTACTCACCAGCTTAACGATCACCTCGGCAACAGCATCATCCAGCAATTCCTCGTTGATTTGCTTTTTGTAGTTGCATTTATGTCCACGGGTCATGGTACGATGCTTGCAGGCATAGTAGAAGAAATCCTTGTATTTTGTGCCGTCCTTTCTGTACTTGATGCTCTTGTTGGCATACATTCCCGCCCCGCAGGCGGGACACTTCACAATACCAGTGAGAAGGTGTGTCCGCTCATTCTGGCTCCTGTTGACGTGTTCATATTTCTTGGCTTGGGCCAGCAGCTTAACTTGCGCTGTCTGCCAAACCTCCTCAGAAACCAACCCCTCATGTATGCCATCTACCAACAAGTAGTTCTCCTGCTCCACAAGACGGTAATCGTTCCTAGTGCCGTGAACCTTCTCTGTCCTCCTCCGTCCGTAGGCAATTTTTCCGCAGTAAACAGGATTCCTCAAAATCAATCGAATCAGGTGCGCGTCAAATAACGGATTTTTCCCGTTCTGCCGCTGTATTTTACGGATTCCGTGGTTTTCCAGATACTTTGCAATGCCGTTTGCACCAGTATCAGTGGTGGTGTACTGCTCAAATATGATCCGGATTGCTTCTGCCTCTTCCTCATTGATTACCAGTTTTCCATCCACAAGCCGGTAGCCATAGGGGGCAAAGCCGCCGTTCCAGCGCCCCTCCCTAGCCTTCTGGATTCGTCCCTCCATGGTTTGGACACGGATATTTTCACGTTCGATTTCAGCCACGGCGGAGAGGACAGAAATCATCAACTTTCCAGCGTCCTTGGAAGAATCAATGCCATCCTCCACACAAATCAGATTCACCCCAAAATCCTGCATAACTTGCAGGGTGGAGAGAACATCGGCGGCATTCCTGCCAAATCGGGAGAGCTTGAACACCAGCACAAAGGAGACGCCATCTTTCCCAGATTTGATGTCCTCCATCATTTGATTGAACTGAATGCGGCCCTCAATGGACTTACCGGATTTTCCTGCATCCTCGTACTCGCCAACAATTTCATAGCTGTTGAAGTCGGAAAATGCCTTCATCCGGGCTTTTTGGGCCTCCAGAGAGTAGCCGTCAATCTGCATCGCTGTAGATACTCTGGTGTAGGTGTATACTTTTGGTTGCTTTACTTTCATATACTGCATCCTCTATTTGTGCCACAGTCCGTGGCACTTTTACTCCAATTCACGCTCAATCTCCTCAATCGTTGGCAAACTGCTTTTCAATTCCTCTGGCAAAGCGTGTGCAATTTGATTTGTCCATTCGGCAACGCCAATTGGGTTCTGATACCCCGCCAGAGAATATTCCACAACCGTCTCATTTTTCCCTTTTACCAACAGGAGACCAATAGTGGGCTTATCGTCCGGGTGGCGCAAAACATCGTTTACCACATTCTGATACATATTCAGCTGGCTAATAAAACCTGGCTCAAAGTCACAGGCTTTCAATTCAACAACTACATAACAGCGCAGTCTCAAGTGGTAGAATAAGAGGTCAAGATAGAAATCCTGTCCACCTACTTCCAAATGAACCTGCCTGCCTACAAAGGCAAACCCTTGCCCCAGTTCTAATAAGAAGTTTTGAATGTGCTCTGTCAGCTTTCGTTCAATCTCAACTTCTCGCCGGGGCATATCTGTCCCCAGAAAATCAAAAAGGTACGGGTCTTTGAAAACCTGATTTGCCATATCAGAATCCAGCGGAGGAAGTGCGGCGGGAAAATTATTAACGGTTTTCCCACTGCGTTCCATCAAACCGCTTTGGATTTGTAACTCCAAAACCGCGCTGCTCCAGCCGTTTTCGATTACTTTTTGTGCATACCAAATCCGGCTATTCTGATTCCTTAGCTTGTCTAGCAGAATTCGGTTTGTTCTCCAAGGGATTTGTGCCACGACCTGTTGCACAAACCCAAAATCAGGCCAACACTGGGCAAATTTTCGCATGTATTTAATATTTCTAGGAGAAAATCCAGACATTTCCGGAAAGGACGCTTTAATATCTGCCGCTATTCGGTCAATAACCTTTGCACCCCAGCCCTCATCTGACTGCTTTTGCAAAATTGCTTGTCCGATATTCCAATAAAGACAGATCATGCTTGCGTTGGCGTTCAGAACAACAGAAATCCGTTGCTGTTGAATTGTGTCTTTGATCTTTTCTATGAACTGTAGGTAGCTGTCACTCATTTCCGAGAGCTTGGGCGCAATCGGGAAAATTACCCCATCTTTATCTGCTCCCATTTTCTTTCTATCATCCAATCTCAATCACCTCGCATTTTATCTCTACCTCGGAATGATATTTACATTCTAAGGTAGAGTTTGGACACTCGAAGCATGTAATTATGATATCATGTGTTCGATCACATTTCAACCATAAATTTAAGAAAACCTCAATTTCTGTCCCCTTTCAATTTTTCGGTCGGAACGGGCATATTGTCGATGTCCAAATCCGCTGCATATTTTTCTATCAGATTTGCAAGTAAATCTGCAAAACCGCTCCATTCATCGGCTATGGGCATTCTTTTTATCGACCTCCTCTGCATGTGCCTGACATGCTTGTAAAATCTCCTGTGGGATATTCTCCACAGTCCGGCGCAGGTCCTCCAGCTCCTGAAGCTGTTGGGATACCTCCAGGCGGCGCTTGATGCTCTCCTTGCTGGAATCCACCTGTTTCTTCAATCCGGCATTCTCAGCCTTGAGCGATTTGTAGGCGGCGTCAAACTTCCGCATCTGTGTCTGCATCCGCTCCACGCCGGGGATGTACTGCTCCAGCAGGGCTTCGATTTCGGCGCTTTTCTTTTTGACGTTGAGGGGATTGACCTCGCCCAGCAGATGCAAGATCATATCCCTCTGCCGGTTCAAATGCGCCGCCTCCTTGAACAGCCGGGGCGGGATGTGGGTCCTGCCGGTTTCGCTGGCGATCTCACCCCGCTCCAGGTCCGGCCATTTTTTGACCATAACCTTGTGGATAAGAACGTTCAACAGTAGCTGCGGCAGTGGCTCCATTATCAAATACATAATTGACTGTAACTTTATAATGAGAAACTTCCACAGATTTAGCGTTTAACCAATAATTATATTTAGGGACACCATTAGGAACGTCTAAATCAATATTGGATACTTCGGATTGTCCAAGCTGGGAATAACCGGGATATTGCGTAGTAGGATTAAACAAAACAGCACTGTCTATGATGTAATCAAAACAAACGCCTTGGGGAACTTGACGTAAAACACCACCGTCAAAGGTACCTGTTAAATTATCATAAGTAAACGTTAAAACATTAAGAGGTTTTTTAATGCCTTGCGTAATCCCATAACTCATGGGCTGATCTTCAAAAGTATAAATTTGTAAAGGTTCCATAATACTAAGTTGAATAAAATGAAGGTATTGATACTGTCCAGAAGATTCCCGCCAGGTATTAGAAGAACTAAGCCCCATCGCAACAGATCTGCCAACAGCGACAATATAAAAATTGTTTGCTCTGGATGGATCTGTAATTTGAGATAAAAAAGTTTTTGCTTTGCTTTCTGTTGCTTCATAAGGAACAGTTATAGCATTGCCTGATACAAAACTAGGTAACGCTGGTGCTGCAAAAGCAGGAACAGAAAACAAAACCAATAAATATAAAATGATAAAAGGTGAAAAAAGGCGTTTCATAAAAAGTCCCTTTCTAACCAAATAAGCTTCGAATAATACTAATCATTGCATAAAGACCCGTAATTCCAAGGAATACCCATATACCAACATTAAAAGCAATCCCAACGGAATCTTTCATTTCTTCCAGTCCGCGGGCCATTAGATTGGGATCCCAAACAACATACCCTCCTTCACTTGTAGAACCGCCAGGGATGACATGCCCACCATCATCCCCTATGCCACCTGTAGAACCACCGCCGCCTACAATAGTTTGTCCGTCCTCTAAAAGTAAGACAAAATCGCCAGATTCAAACATAAAGATACCTCCATAAAAAAGTTAAGGCGGCGGCATCTGCCACCGCCTGTCCGAATAAGAGACATGCTAGAAACGAGCAAACCGGGAAACTAAAGAAGGGATAATCCGGATACCAAGGAAAATGGCGAAAAGGCCCAGGCCCATAGGCAGTACAACCGCGATATTGTCAACCACACCCTGAACTAACGGCGCCAGCATATCCTGTGTAATAGCGATAGTAGGCAGCGTTGAAGTGGAGCCTGTTTCCTCCGCAAGCTGAATCATTGGGGCGGCGGACATAAGAGCAGAACCGAACATAATGTAAAACCTCCATAAAAAATTATTTATTCCAAGCACTTTCTATGAAAGTGCAATAGAACCAGGAACAAAACTTAAAAATCAAAATAACGCCTACAATCAAGGGAATTAAAAAATAGACAACAATATCAATACTTTGACGGATGCCAGAAACATCATCATATAATTTTTGTTGAGGATCAAAGCCAGAATCTAAAAATTGACCGGAATCTAAAAATTTAGGCGTATATTGTTCAATAGCTTTTTTACTGTTTTCTTGTATTTCTTTATTGGAACCCTTTTCTGGCGGAAGTCCCGCTGTATAAGCATTTTTTTCAAAAACATCTTCAATTATATGAATATCTGAATCTTCTGTAACATATCCTGCAAGCCGTTCAGCAATACGGGGGTCAAGGGCATAAGAAGGGATGGAAAAAACAAAAGCAAATGCGGTAATAATAATTAAAAGACAAAGCCAGCAAAATATTTCACGTTTATTCAAATTCATCCTCTTCTCCCGGAATATCGAAATCCAAATTGAAAACTTTATATTTTACAGACATGTTAGCAGAAGAAATAAAATATTCCTGGCCATCAAAGGAAACATAATCTTTATTCATGTAGTCAGTTGGGACTTCCCTTTTTAACGTTCTGCCGCCGGAAAAATAAGTTTTCCCAAAAATCCGGGTATTATCTTTTGTAATGTATTTTGTAACATAAGATACAACAGCCGGACTCCCATCTAATTCGATAGCGGTAGAAAAGCCATATTTCCAATTATCAAGGTTATAAATAACTTGTCCATTTTTTGTTGTTCTGCCGCTATTGGTAAGCGTTAAATTTTGGGCATTTATTAAACCATGAAAATGGATAGCTCGTTCTGTTTCGCCTTCCCGGAGTTTATGATATTCAGGAAATAATATGTAATCCATTTGATTCCGTTTTACACGGTTGCTTAACCAGTCCCGTAATTTTTTATAGATCTTTTTTGTATCATAACGGTCAATTTTTGTTTCATCTAATGTTAATGTAATAAAATACTGGAAATCATTTGCAAGCCCTATTTCAAATGCCTTGTCAATGGCACGCTTTATACTATCTGAACGGATTTCATTATTCTTTTTCCGTTTTTCAATAACAAGCGGAACATATTTCCCAGTAAAGGGACATAAAATTGTTTTTCCTTCAACAAATTTATAAGCCATTTCACCAGTCTCCGGATTATATTCTTTTAAACTTTCAAAAGGCTTTTTTTCTTTCCCATGTAATTCCGCTTTATATGGATTAAAAATAGGTTTTGAAAAACAAGCAATACTGATTTTATCCCCAGGGAAATATTTCACCCTGCAATTAAATTTAATATCAGGTTCTGAAACGGGTCTCAAAATACGGTATTCTTTTGGCTCACTAAAAACTATCTTTTTATGAAGTGACGACATAATGTGGCTATAATCAAGTAATCAGTGCGGCGGGAACGGCTTAGACCATTCCCGCCTGTTGTTTATGTGTGAATAAGGACTAAGGCTTTTTTGGATGTATGATTTTGGCTGTGAATCTGCCATCCCGATTAGCGATAACCCGGACATCTACAGAATCTCCTATTTTTACAGGTTCAGTTGAATAAATATAACCTACTGCCCCAGTTTCATCAGGAAGGAATACTTGCCACATTTTACGGGCTTGATTGGTTTGTTTATCTGTAAATTCAGTTTCTTTTACACTTAAAACATTCATTTTCATAATAAAAATCCTTCTTTCATATTCATTTAAAGGCATAAAATATAATTAAAAATCAAACATTTTACCCAAAACAGAAGATTAAAACTTTTAAACAGAGGGAGAACGGATATGCAATAAAATGCAAAACATAAAAAACGATCCTTTCCTTAAAAGAGTTTTTATGCAAGTGTCGGGCTAAATTCGTGATTTCTGGGCTGTTTCACGCATAAAAGCTCCTTTTTTATATAAAACTCTTTTTATAGAGAATTATAACCATCTTTTTTCATACGATTAACTTGACTGTGTTTCGTCCTTATAACGCAAATAACGTCTGACCCGTTCTACAGCCTCTCTTAAATCATTTTGATCTTTGATCATTCGAGATAAGTATTTGATAGAGTCGGGTAATAAGTCCATGGGATTATATCCTTGTTCTTCGATTTGGGTATACAAAGAGCTAAAAAGACACTTAAAATCAGGATAGCGGCTAACAAGACTTTCATAACTCATTAAAAACTCTCCGATACAGGAGCAAAATCAGGATCGACTTCCGGGATGGAATCGAACTGGGGATGGAATATAATAACCATAGAAGGGAATGGTGCAGAATATTTCGCACCAACAAATTTTATTCGGCCTTTTAAAAAACGGATTTCAGCATGATTGTTGATATAGGTATGAAACCATTTGGTATCTGTCCGGGCTGGAAGCAGCATGACAATTAAATTGTTATGGATACGGTTTTGATAATACGCTTTCCGAACCCAAGCTTTGAGTTCATTCCCATATGGCGGGTTAATAAAAACAGTTTCATTTGACCAGTCCTGCAAAAGCCCATTATCTTCTACTGTGTAATATTTGCTACATTTATGATTATATTGGTTGGCCGCTGCATCTAATGTAAAATGAAATTCGGAATTTAGGGAATTAAAAAGTTCCTGGGGTGTTTCCCAATCCTTTCTATTACTTGAAAATAAGGCTTTATTTATCATATTTTTTCATTCCTCTTTACTGCTATTAAATAAAGAACGGGGGCCTTTAAAATCAATGGTAATATCCCCATTTTTATCTGGATCTCCTATGTAAAGTTCAATATAAGGCACCAAATCATAAGATATATTATATTTTTCCATCATATCATCAACTAAAAGACCAAGGCCCATGAATTGTTTTAAAGAAACTTTTAACATATTAAATACCCCTTAAGTTAAAGAATTAAGAATAGTCGGATACAGGGTTACAAAAAGGAATATAAACCAAATAACAGCAACAATTACAGCAGCTAAAATGCAGGTAATTCCAAAAATAAATATGGGGGAAAACCGGAACAGGCCGCGAGGTAAATCCTTTGATTCTTTCCAAAGCATGGAGCGGGGACATAAAAAGACATCACATTTGTGACA